ATGGGATTCTATTGAGCCTAAAGCATTCTGCCAAAAGGTTGATGGAACTTTATTGATTGGAAAGGCTGGTTATGTTGGAACATATACTGGTTTTACAGACAATAATTCTTCTTATCGTTTTCAGTATTTCACAAACCATACAGACCTTGGAGCGCCATCAGTAACTTCTATTTTGAAGAAGTTGATTGTTGTTGTGATTGGCGGCAGTAGCCAGTATGTGACATTCAAATGGGGTTACGATTTCAAAGGAAATTATCAATCTCAGAGTGTTCAGATTCCATCTCAGGGCGCTTATTACTATGGTGTTGCTGAATACAACACAACAGCAGAATATTCCGCAGGCGTTTCATTGCAGTCACTAACTGTTTATCCAAATGGATCAGGCAAAGTTATCCAAACTGGATATGAGACTGATGTAACGAGTGCATTGAGCATCCAAAAGATTGAAATTCATGCCAAACAAGGTAAAGTTGTTTAAGGAAACGATATGAGCGATTACACCAAGAGTACCAACTTCGCTAGTAAAGACAGTTTATCTACTGGCAATCCATTGAAGATTGTCAAAGGTACTGAGATTGATACTGAGTTCAACAACATTCAGACAGCTATTGCTACTAAGCAAGACTATGACGCTGACTTGACCACATGGGCAACTAAAACTGCACCTAGTGGTACTGTTGTTGGTGATACAGATACTCAGACTCTAACAAACAAGACTTTGACTAACCCAACTGTTACAAACTATGTTGAGAGTGTTGTTGCAATCGGTACTGTAACAACCACCAACACAATTAGCTTAACAAGTGGTACTTTTCAAACAGCAACATTAACTGCTTCAACTGCTTGCACATTTACGATGCCTACTGCAACTGCTGGTAAATCTTTTGTTTTGTTGTTAAAACAAGCAGCTTCTACTGGCAATGGAACAGCAACATTTACTGGTGTTAAATGGAATAGCAATGGAACGCCCACAGTAACTGCAACAGCAGGGAAAATGGACATCTTCTCATTTGTTTCTGATGGAACAAATTGGTATGGAAATGTTTCTCAAGGATACACACCATAATGTTTGCCGCTATTAACGCATTTCAAACTGGTGGAATTGTTGGCGCTGGTCAACAATTGTTCACAACAACTGGTGCAAACACATGGGTGTGCCCATTAGGTGTTACATCTATTTCAGTTGTTTGTGTTGGTGGTGGCGGTGGTGGAAACTCTTACCCTTATGGCGGTGATTTCTTCCTATCTGGTGGTGGAGGAGGAGCTTTAGCATACGTTAACAACATCTCGGTAACGCCTGGCACATCTTATACAGTTACTGTCGGTGCAGGAGGTGCATCTGGTTCTACAACTGCAAGCAATGGTGGCGCTAGTTCTTTTGGATCAACAGTAATTGCTGGTGGTGGTAGTGGTGCTTCTACAACTTCTGGTGGCATTGGTGGCACTGTAACAACTGGTACTGGTGGCGCTGGTGGTGCTGGTGCAAATGCAAGCACTATTGGTGATACAGGCTCTAGTGGTGGTGGCGGTGCAGGCGGATACTCAGGTACAGGCGGTAGTGGAAGTACTGGCGACATTAATAACGCTACTAGTGGTTCTGGTGGCGCTGGTGGTGGCGGTGGATACTATGCAGGAACTGGTGGTTTAGGCGGTGGTGGTGTTGGCGTTTTAGGTCAAGGAAGTAGTGGCGCTGCTGGTAGCGGAACACAAGGCCAAGGTGGTAGTGGTGGTTCAGGTGGAGCATTACTTCGTGCTGGAGCAACTTATGGTGGTGGTGCTGGCGGGTCAGGCAATGGCGCTGATGGTGCGGTAAGAATTATTTGGGCGGGAAATTCTGGAATCACTCGTGCATTCCCATCAACAAATACAGGTAATTTGTAAGGAAAAATCATGGCAGTATCTAATCAACAAATCATTGACTACTTGTTAGCCAATCCTGGTCTTAGTGATGCACAGATTGTTGCGTCTATGGAGCAGTTTGGCATCAGTCCTGCACAGATGGCTAATGCTGTTGGCATTCCTGAAGGACAGATTACTGCTCGTGTGGCGGCTACAGTACCAGCAGGTCAATCAGTAACTCTTGGTGATACCATTGTTCAGCCGCAGTATCAAACTACTGGTTCTGGCATGGATCAGCAAGTTGGTGGATTAGAGAATGTTCTGTCTTACAAAGTAGGTGAGAACAAAGTTGGTGGTGGTTATAACCAATATACGCCTACTGGTGAATTGCAACGTACTGGCACACAACAAAAGGTTGATAGTGGTCTTAAAGAGTTTGCTTTAGGTGCAGGCGCTTTATTTGGTGCTCCTTATTTGATGGATGCTCTTGGTGGTGCTGCTGGTACTGCAGGTACTGCCGCTGGTACTGCATTTGATGTTGCAAATGCGGGTATTGCTGGTGGAACTGCCGCTTTTACTCCTGCTGAACTAGCGGCTATTGGTGGTGGAACAACAAGTGCAGGTCTTCTGAGTGGCGGAGCTGGCGCATTAACAACAGGTGGTGCTACAGGTGGAGCAGGCGCTTTAACTGCTGGTGGTACTGGTGCTTTGACTACTGCTGGAGGTGCGGCTGGTGCATTAACAACACCTGCGGCTACTACTGGTGGCTTGTTAACTTCTGCTGTGCCTGGTGCAGGAACTATTGGCGGTGCGTTAACTACTGGCGCTTTATCTACTTTAGGTGGTGCAGCTACTAAAAGCATTGCTGATGCAATTAGCGGTGCGGCAGGAACTGCTGGTAGTTTGTTGCAAAGCCAAACTTCAAAAGAAGCGGCTCAAAAAGCGGCATCTGACATCAATGCGGCTACTCAAGCAGGCGTAGCAGCTTCTCAGTTCCGTCCAGTTGGAATGACCACTCGTTTTGGTACATCTAACTACACATTTGACCCTGTAACTGGTCAATTAACTTCTGCTGGTTATCAACTCAGTCCTGAAGCTAAGTATGCTCAAGATCAATTGGTTGGCGTGGCTGGTCAAGGTTTGTCACAGATTCAACAAGCTAAACAACAGTTTGCTCCTCTTCAGACAGGCGCTCAGAATCTATTTAGTCTTGGTAATCAGTACATTCAGCAGTCTCCTGACCAAGTTGCTCAAGACTACATCAGTAAACAGATGGCTTTGCTTGCTCCTACTCGTCAAACTGCATTGGCTAACTTGGCTAATACTTTGTCTAACACAGGCACTACAGGGTTATCTGTTGCTCAAGGTGGTAACTTACAGGCGGCTAATCCAGTTGCACAAGCCTTTGCTAATGCTCAAGCAATGCAAGACCTCCAATTGGCGGCTAATGCACAACAAGCTGGTCAACAAAACGTCTTGTTTGGTGCAGGATTGCTTGGTCAAGGTGCTGGCGCTATGGGTCAGTACTATGGTGGTCAGGCACAGGCTTATCAGCCCTACACAAGTGCTATGGGACAGATTCAAAGCCTTGAAAGTGCTGGTCAACAACCACTTCAACTGGGCGCTAATTTGGCTCAACAATCTGCTGCAGCGGGTGCTAATGCAGGTCGTTTAGGTGTGTTGGGTACACAAGCGGCAGGTAATCTGTTGACTGGTAATGCGGCTACTTACAATCCTTATGCAGGGTTGTTAAGTGCGGCTGGAAATCCAAACTCGATGATTGGTCAAACAATAGGAAATTGGTTAACTGGTTCTGATTCAACTGCGAATCAAAATGCGGCTATAAATCCTTATTTCACACCACAAACAACTTGGGGCCCTTAATTTAAAGGAGTAAGAACATGGCTGAAATCGTAGGTGGATTATTTGGCGTTACGCCAGAATCGTTAAATCAACAGCGTTATCAACAAGACTTGGCACAGGGCTATCAGATGGCTCAGTTGTCGCCAGGTGATGCGGCTCGTGCTAGTTTACAAGCTAGTGTTGGTCAACTAGGTCGTGGTGTGGCTGGTTTGATGGGTGTAGAAGATCCACAGATGCAATTGATTAGCAATCGCAACCAAGTGATGCAACAGTTGAACTTGAATGATCCTAACTCTTTGATTAAAGGTGTTGAGATTTTTAATCGTACTGGTGATGTGCAAGCGGCTCAAGCATTGGCGGCACAAGTTCAAGCCATGCAAAAGGCTCAAGCTGAAACACAGAAATTAGGCGCTGAGGCCACTAAGATTGGCATGGAGAATGTCAGCAAGCAAGGTCAAGTTCAACAACTTATGAAACAGTTTGGCATGGATCAAACTGAAGCTCTTGCTGTTGCCTCTAATCCAGAATTGCTGAAGAGTTACTTAACTCCAAAAACTCAACAAGGCTTTGAACTTGTTAAAACAGGTAAATTCACACCTGAAAGTGTTGAGGCATGGACTAAAGGAACAGGAAATCTTGAGCCTATTGAGAAAATGGTCAAGCCACAACAAGATTTCATTGCTAAAGCCGTTCAAATGGGCTTTGGTGAGAAGTCAAAATATGGCGATTACACACCAGACCAAGTTGCTCAAATTAACACCGCATTGTTTAACGAGAATATTGCCGCTAAACGTGCTGGTGCTATGGCAGTTCAGATTCCTTTGGGTGACGTATTGCAAAAGGTCTTCCAATCTGAAGAGAAGAAGGATGCCGCTAAAGCATTTGCTCAAGCAGGTGATGCTTATACATTGACAGTCCCAATGATTAAGAAGTTGGGTGATGTTCAGGATACTGTAAGCAATGCTTTTACAGGTGCTGGTCAGAACTACAAACTTGCATTGAGCAAAGGTTTGTCATCATTGGGTGTGAAGATTAGCGATCGTGCAACAGATACTGAGATTGCAGATGCTATTTCAGCTCAAGTTGTTCAACAGATTGCTAAGGTCTTCCCTGGTAGTCAATCTAACAAAGAGCTGGAACAGTTGCTCAAAAGTAAGTTCAATCTTCAGCAAGAACTTCCAACTATCTTGCGTTTGGTTGGTAGCATTAAAGATGAAATGCTTGCTCAGACTAAGACTTATGAGCAGATGGCTAACCTTCCAGATAATGACCGCATGAACTTCAATGCTAAGTTGGCTCAAGGCAAGAATTATCAGAAGATTCAGCAGTATCGTGACTTTGAAAACAAATACAGAAGTGGAACAATCACTCCTGAAGAACGCCAAGCTGCGTCCAAACTGAAACAAGAACTTAATTTCTAAGGGGTTGACATGGCTGAGATTGACTGGAATGTAGCTCCTCAAGAGATGAAGCCTGCTCCTTCTCGTGAGGAAGAGGTTAAGCGAGAGCAAGAATTAAACCGAACTCGTATGGCATTGGCAGGCGCTTTGTCTCCTTTGCCTGTTGAGCAAGCATCTAATTTGCCTCAAGCGGGCGGATTGCTAGGTGGATTGGCTACTTTGGCTTTCCCAGAGGCTCGCATTCTTTCTCCTATTGCTCGTTTGACTCAAGCAGCACCTGCTGTTGCTAGACCATTTATTCCTTCTTTAGCTGGCTCTACTGCTGGTACATCGCTTGGCACTTTGCTAGAGCAAGGTTTGGCAGGTAAAGATATTTTCAGCACAGAAACTGGCAAGAAGTTACTGTTAAACAACATTGAAAATGCAGCATTCGATGTTGGTGGAAATCTTGTTTTTGGCTTTGGTGGCAAGGCTATTAAGTTGGGTAAAGATCAGCTTGAAAAAGCTGGCATTACAAAAGGCTTGTTTGAGACAGAAGAAGATGCGGCTCGTCGTGCGGCACAAGAATGGTTGTCATCACGAGAAGGTACTCTGACTCGTGGTCAATTGACTGGTAATCTAGGCACTCAAACAGCCGAAGGAACGCTTAAATTTACTTCTGGTGGAGAAGCCTTTGCCAAACAACAAGAAGGCGTTAAAAAGGCTTTAGAGCAAGGTGTTAATGATGTTAAGAATACTTTAGACACATCAGAAGCATTCCAAACCGCTTTGAAACAGGGCGATCCTACTCAAATGGCTATTGGCGATCGTTGGCAAAATGCCATTGATGCCGCTGACAAGGCCATGAAAGCCAAATATCGTCCTGTTTATGAGCAAATGGAGCAACAAGGCGATGGTTTGCTTGTCAACATGACACCTTTGAAGAAGGCGGCTAAAGATGAGTTAGATCGTCTAAATAAAAATAAAGCCATGTCTTCTGCCGCAGAAGACAAGCGTAAGGTTTTAGAGCAGATTCTTGCTCAAGAAGATCAAATTACATTCAGTACAGCGCATGATCTTAGAAGCGACTTTTTGGCTAGTGCCAGAGATGCCGTGAAAGAAGGTCAACCAGCATCTACTCTTGAGGCTTATTACAAGAAATATGCTCAGGGTTTGCGCAACAATATGGATGACATTGCTGTTATTACATTTGGTAGTAAAGAACAGAAAGACTTGGCTCGCAAATTAGGTTTAGGTGGCGGTATTGACCAACCAGCAGGCTTAAGAGAGGGTCAATTTAAAGACTACAACATTAGTTCACTTGAGAAACTAAATCTTCCAACAACACAAGCAAATACTGCTAACAACCAGTTGTTAAGAGACTACTTCAATGCTCAAACTGGCTATAAAAACGCTATTGAGGGCTTGTATGGTGGCTCAATGAAGGCGGCTCTTAAAGCCGAGCCTTCTGCTGTTGGTGAGTATTTGTTTAACTTGGATAGACCAGAGCGTTTGCGTGATGTAAACCGAGCTGTTGCTGAAATGCAGAAATACCTGCCACCAGAGCAAAGCAAAGGCTTACTAGGCGAACTTCAATATGGTTATCTAAACAAAGTATTTGGCGCTCCTGAAGGCGTGCTTGATTTCACCAAGAAACTGCAAGATAAAACCTTCAAAGAAGGGTTTGACTATTTGTTTAGGGATGCTGGCACTAAAAAGCAGTTGCTCGATATTGCTAATGCGGCTAAGTATGGTTTGGAAGAAACGCCAGGCTCTACTGTATTGCGTTCCAAGATGATTGGCGCTGCGGCAGGTGCAGCATTAAGTGGTGGTGCTTATTTGTCATTCCCAGAGGAAGTATCTAGCAATTTGATTCCAACTATTGCAAGTCTTGGTGCACTCTACATTACTCCAAAAATGATGGCTAGAGCGTTGACTAGCAAAACAGAGATGGATGCTTTGGCAATGTTGGCTAAGGCTCAAGACAATCCAAAATATGCTGGCGCTATGGGTGCAAAGATTGCCAATATGCTTAACAAGTCAGGAATCATTGATAACGAGTATTTGTCCTCTGTTAACAATATGATTTATGGCAAACAAGAGCAACCTAAAAATGCTCCTCAAGCAGGGATTGATTGGAGTGTTCCTCCAAGTGGTCAATAATGATTGACTGGACTGAAGCAATTGTTGCGGCTTTTGCTTTCAGTTGTTTTGTCATTTTTTGTAGTTATATTGTTATCTGGTGTTTTCCGTGATCGCCTGATGGCGGCAACCATAGAGTACCGATGCGTTAAATGGTCTTGGGTTGGAGATGTGTATAACCGAAGGGTTATCTGTCTTAAATGGGAGAAGCGATGATTTTAGATCCAATGGAAGCCCTTAATGGCCTACAAAGTGCCATTAACATGGTCAAAAAGGCTAGTAAGGTAGCCAATGATTTAGGTTCTCTTGCTCCTATGTTAGGCAAGATGTTCGATGCCAAGAGCCAAGCTACTAAAGCGATGCTTCAGGCAAAGAGCAAAAAAGGCTCAAATATGGGTGCGGCTTTGCAGATTGAGATGGCTTTGGAGCAGGCTAGGGCATTTGAGGAAGAACTCAAAATGCTCTTTATGCAGACTGGCAAGATTGATGTTTGGAATAAGATTAAGGCTCGTCAGGCAGAGATGGACAGAGATGATGCCAAAGAGATGGCAGCATTGAGGGCACAAGAGAAGAAGCAAAAGGAAGCCGAAGAAGAGCAAATGACTTATCTGATAGCAGGTTTGGCAATTGTGTTCTTTGTGGCTTTGATTGGTTTTGGAATCTCTGAGATTGGTGATATGTGCGCAAAAGCAAGGTGTGGCAGATGAACGAGTACCAGAAACAATTTGATATGTTTCTGAAGATATTTGTTCGGATGTGTATTTTTTGGTGGTTTCTTGGTTTTCTAAGATTCTTGCCTAATGATTTGTCTGACAAGATTGTCAAATTATTACTTGGAAAGATTGGTCTATGAGAATTACCACTTATCAAGAGAATGCCAAGATGCTATGGGAGGCTCATAGGGTGATCCACCAACAAAATATGCAACGACTTGCTGAATTGAACAGACAAGCAGAACACCAAAAGAAGTGCCATGAGATTAAAACTCAATGGGTTAAGGCTACTCAAGTGGATGTGATGGCATGAAATACTTACTTTTGATACTTTTGCTCACAGGATGCGAAGACAGGTACAGATACAAATGCCAAGATCCTGACCAATTTACTGCCGTAGAGTGTCAAAAGCCTCGTTGTTTGTTTACTCAAACCTGCCCAGAATACTTGGTTGCCCCAATCTTGGAGAA